CATGAATTTGCTAAGTTAGAAGAGGAAATTGATAAGGCATCACGTGAAGGCAGAATAACTTAAACTTTTAACTAAATTAGGGAGAATCGTTGATGGCATTTACATCAGCAGCAGGTTACGCAAACTTACCTAATGGTAATTTCGTACCTCAAATATTTAGCCAAAAAGTTCTCAAGTTCTTCCGTAGAGCTTCCGTAGTTGAAGATATTACGAATACTGACTATACAGGGGAAATTGAAAACTTTGGCGACACAGTCAAGATAATTAAAGAACCACAAATTTCTGTGAGAAGTTACACTCGTGGAACTGCTGTAGCAACTGAAGATCTATTAGATGAGCAGATTACTATGACAGTCGATCAAGGTAACTACTTTGCATTTAAAGTGGATGACGTTGAAGAAAGACACAGTCATATTAACTTTGAAGCATTAGCAACTTCTTCAGGTGCTTATGCTCTTAAAAGAAAGTATGATGCTAATGTTCTTGAAAGCATGACAACTGGTGCAGGAATTGCAGGTAACGCTACAGACGAAGCAACAGGAGCTACTGTAACAAACAGTTCTCTTGGTACTCACAGTTCACCAATCCAAGTATCAGCTTCAGGTGACACAGGTCCAGACGCTGCGTTAAACTTGATTGCTTTAATGGGTAGACTACTAGACGAAAACAACGTACCTGAAGATGGTCGTTGGTTTGTAGCTCCACCTTTCTTTTATGAAGCTCTTGCGAAAGCAGACTCTAAGCTTATCCAAGTACAGATCACAGGAGATCAACAGTCTATTGTGAGAAACGGAAGAGTTTTAGATGGTCTTTTACACGGTATGAGATTATATAAAACTAACTCATTTGATGATTCCACAACAGGAACAGATGTAGTAAATCCCGGTGCAGCAGGTAAGTTCTACTGTTTAGCAGGTCATATGTCTAGCACATCTACAGCTTCTCACATTTCTAAAACAGAAGTCGTAAGAGATACAGAATCTTTCTCAGACATCATCAGAGGATTACATATCTTCGGAAGAAAAGTCTTAAGAAAAGAATCTTTAGCTCTTGGCGTTGTAAACTAAGGGGGTGAAGAATGGCTACTTATGATTTAACAACTGGTCAAGGCACAGGGGTGGCAGGTACATCTACTGGTCTTTCTAAAATGATGATGATCGAAAAGGTCTTTGATGCAAAGAAATTTGCTGATAACGGTAATACAATGACAAACGGTGATATTATTCAATTGATTGATATCCCTGCTGAGTGTTATATATTACACGTTGGAGCAGAAGTTCTTACAGCATTTGATCCGGGAACTTCATTAACTGTTGACATCGACTTCGGTGCAGGTGACGACATGGTTGATGGTGGTGACGTAACTTCTACAGGATACTTAGCTGCAGGAACTAACGGTCATACAGACTACACTGCTGTTTCTACTTATGTTAATAGATACACAGCAACTGATACTATCGACATCAAGTGCATCCTTTCAGGATCAGCACCTACTGTTGGTAAACTCAGAGTGTACGCAATTCTTATCGATATCTCAGGTAAGATTGAAGAAGACTTATTAACAAGTTCTACTAACGTACAATAATTAAATATATAGGAGCAGCTTTAGGGTTGCTCCTATGCACAGGTTTAAAGAATATGTTTTATGGCAAGTACATACCTCACATTAGTAAACAATGTATTACGTGATCTCAATGAGGTTGAGCTTACCTCTAGCACCTTTTCAAGCTCTCGTGGTATTCAAACATCTACCAAAGACTACGTTAACAGAGCAATCAGTGATTTAATAAATGCAGAACTAAACTGGTCTTTTACAAGAGCAGAAGGTTCTCTCAACATAATAGCAGGTAAACAACTTTACGATAAATCTGCTGTATCATCTTCACTAAAATATATTGATTATGATACTATGTTTCTAGAACCAAGAGATTTTATTACAAATGGTGACTATGAGATTAGTGGTTCAGCTTCTATAACAGGGTGGACAACTGTATCTGGTACACCTTCTGCTAGTTCTAAATTTGGAAACACGTTACTACTATCATCTGCAGTTGCTACACAATCTGTTGGTGATCTTGTTGTGGGTGAAGAATACATAATTAGCACACAAATTACAGGTTCTACTGCCACTTTAAAAGTCGGCACTACATCAAACGGCACAGAAACAACTACAGCTACACTTACTGTAGACAACACAAACGAAACAGAATTTTTAGAAACTACCTTCACAGCAACAGCTACAACACATTTCATTACTCTTGCTGAAACAGAAGGTAACAATGCACATATTAAACGTATATCTCTTGTTGAAAAGGATGTAAATCCAAAGAAACTAGAATACGTTAGTTACGAAGAATGGAACTCTAGATACAGAGAACGAGATGCAATAGCTGATAAAAACAAGTTTGACGTTCCTGATTTTGTATTTACAACATATAATGAAGAGATTGGTGTTACACCTATACCAATAAAATCAAACTACGTATTAAAGTTTGACTATTACATTACACATACAGATCTATCTGCATCAACAGATACTTCTATAATTCCTGCACGATTTGAAACAATAATAACATCTAAAGCAAAGTATTACGCATATACCTTACGAGGTGAAATCCCTAACGCCCAACTTGCTAAACAAGACTTTGATAATGGAGTCAAACGTATGCGAGTTGAATTAATAAATCGTAAGAACTACATGAGAGCAGTCTAATGCCTGAACTCTCACAAACACAACCATTTTCATTTCCATGTGAAGGTGGTCTTGTGTTAAACCAACCAACCTTTAATATGCAGCCCGGACAAGCACTGGAGTTGCAGAACTTTGAACCTGATATTGATGGTGGTTACAGAAGAATAAATGGTTTTAGAAAACACGTAAATCATATCGTACCACAAACAGCAGCATCAACAGAAAAGGTGTTAATGGTTGTGCAGTTTGCAGATAAAATAGTTGCAGCACGAGGTACAAAGATATTTAGTTCTGCATCTACAGAGTTAGCATCAGCAATTGCTTCAGGAACTGGTATGACAGGTTCAGGTACAATTACTGTTGACAGTACAGCAGGATTTAGTTCTAGTGGTACTTTACAGATTAACTCAGAAATATTTACCTACACAGGGGTTACATCCACTACTTTCACAGGTGTAACAAGAGCAACAAGTTCGACATCTGCAGCAGATCACGCTATTGACGATGCAGTATCAGAAAGTTGGACAGAAAGAGATACAGGCAGGACAAACGCAGGTAAATATAGTTTTGAAAGATTTAACTTTGATGGCAACGATAAGTTAATTGTAGTAGATGGGGTAAATGACCCAACAGTTTTTAATACTTCATTGTCAGCTACAGATATTACAGCGGCTAGTGTAGAAGGTGCTAAATTTGTAACATCTTTTAAAGACCATATGTTTTATGCAGGTATGTCAGGCACACCACAAGAACTTGTATTTAGTAAACCTTTTGATGAAGACGATTTTTCAAGTGGAGCAGGTTCTGGTTCAGTAAAAGTTGATGACAACATTGTTGGAATAAAAACATTCCGTAGTGACTTATTTATTTTTTGTGAAAATAGAATCTTTAAACTAACAGGAAGTTCAACTAGTGATTTTGCAGTAACTTCTGTTACAAGAGATATAGGATGTGTAAATGGCAACACTATACAGGAATTTGCAGGTGACTTAATATTCTTAGGACCTGATGGATTACGTACAGTTGCAGGTACAGCAAGAATTGGTGACGTTGAGATTGGTACAATTAGTCGTGCTGTACAGCCAGAAATAGATAAAAACATAAAAGACTCTGAAATATTTGAGTCAATAGTAATACCAGACAAAACACAATACAGATTATTCTTTAGTAATTCAAATGATCTAGAAGTTGCAACAGAAGGTTTGATATGTGTGTTAAAAGGACAGAACTTTGAGTTTGGTAAAATAAAAGGAATAAAACCATCAGCCACAGACACATTTGTTTCAACAGGAGATGTAAGAGCGTTGCATGGTGGATTTGATGGTTATATTTATAGACAAGAGAAAGGTAATGACTTCGATGGTACTTCTATAAATGGTAAATATAGAAGTCCTGATCTAACCTTTGGTGATCCGGGAATACGTAAATATATGCAAAGAGTTATACTTAACTACGCACCAGAATCAGCAATAAGTGCAGATTTGTTTTTACGTTATGATTACGAAAGTGGTGATGCACCAAGACCTGCAGCATATCCTTTTGATTCAACAAAAGTTGTTGCTCAATATGGTGTAGCTACATATGGCACAGGTACATATGGTGGATCAACACAGCCTTTGGTTAGACAACCAGTAGAAGGTTCAGGATTTGCAGTAGCATTAAGAGTTAACGATGACGGCACAACAGCACCATACTCATTAAAAGGATTTGGTGTAGAATATCAACTAGGAGCGAGAAGATAAATGGGAGCAACGTATACAAGACAGTCCACGTATACTGACGGTGACGTTATACAGGCAGCCGATACTAATGATGAGTTTAATCAACTATTAGCAGCCTTTGCGGCCAGTACAGGACATACACATGATGGAACAGCTGCTGAAGGTGGTCCTATTACAAAAATGCTAGGTACTTCACTAACTCTTGGTGATGGTACTGCAGGTACAGACATTACTGTAACATTTGATGGAGAAAGTAATGATGGTGTTCTTGCATGGATGGAAGATGAGGATTACTTTAAATTCTCTGACGACATTCTTATTAACGGTACTGAAAAGTTATACTTTCAGGACACTGGTACACATATTTTTAGTAATGCTGATGGTGATTTGGATATTGTTTCTGACGGAACTAATGTGGATGCCATCAAACTTGCCAGTTCAGGTGGAATTACACTTGATGCAGCAGGGGATATAGTTCTTGATGCAGACGGTGATGACATTACTCTTAAAAACGGTAGTGCTACTTTTGCTTCGTTTACGAACTCAAGTGGTGAACTTTTAATTAAATCAGGTTCTACACCAACAACTGCAATGACATTTAGTGGTGCTAACGTAACCTTTGCAGGTACAGTAACAATCGGTAGTGCAGAAATATCTGAAGCAGAACTAGAAATACTTGATGGTGCTAATGTTACAACTGCTGAATTGAACATCATGGATGGTGACACTGCTGCTAGTTCAACAACAGTTGTTGATGCAGACAGAGTTGTATTTAATGATGATGGCACAATGAAACAAGTTGCCGTTACAGATTTAGCAGCTTACTTTGATGATGAAATAACTGCAATGCCTAATCTTGTTACAACTGCTGCAACAACTGTTGGTGCATTAAACAGTGGTTCTATAACAAGTGGTTTTGGAACTATTGACACAGGTTCATCAACAATAACAACTACAGGATTAATTACAGGTGGTTCATTAGATATTGATGATGTTGTAATAAATGGAACAACAATAGGTCATACGGATGATACAGACCTTATAACTTTAGCAAATGGTGTTGTAACAGTAGCAGGGGAAATATCTGTAACTACACTAGATATTGGTGGAACTAATGTGGATGCCATCAAACTTGCCAGTTCAGGTGGAATTACACTTGATGCAGCAGGGGATATAGTTCTTGATGCAGACGGTGATGACATTACTCTTAAAAACGGTAGTGCTAC